CTGGAGTCAGCGATGTTATGGGAACGCCTGCATCTGCTGTAACCATCAACGGCCGCCGTCTCCGCATCAGCTCATTCATGCGCTCACCGCCCAACTGCCAACCACGGCACGGTTGTCCAGCACGTTGATCTCATATAGGGTGTTCGCCTCAGCTGCAAAGTCTTCCAACCCAAGGATTGTAGCGGGGAACGTGGTGGTGGTTGCCGTACTGCCAGAAGTAAACACGATGGAGTAGGCCCCGGTGGAGGGAGGGTTGCTGATAGTCAGCGAGGTCAGTTCGCCGCATTTGTAGGTGGTATTGGCAACGGGGGTGATAGTGGGGGTGGTTTCCGAGATGGTGACGGTGTTTTCCGCAGCACCAGCGCCGATGTTCTCACGGGCCTGTTCCTTCTGGGCCTCGGTCAGGGTTTGGGCGGTGTACAGGACGGCATTGGAGGAACCGCCGCCGCCGCCTCCGTCTCCGCCCATCAGGGCCAGCAGAGCGCTCACATTATCGTTAGCCATTATTCGCTCACCTCGTTCCAAGTGCCGTCCGGCAGCTTCACGTGTTCGGTCAGCTTCTTGTCGCCGCTCTTGTTCAGGCAGATCACCAGGGAGCCAGGTGCCCACGGTTCAGCGGCGGGGGAGGTCAGATCGGACTTCTCCTCGCAGAACGCCCGGAACACCCCGTTCGGCTTGTTTCCGCTGATCAGGTTTGCATTGAAAATAGCCATTTTGCATTTCTCCTTTACTTATTTTTCAAGCTGATAATTGCCCCGGCCAGAGTCGGCCGAACAGCGTTGATGTCAATGTCCTGGACGCGCCCCCTGAGCGCATCGAAGACCAGCCCGACGATTCGTGCCCTGGCGTTCACGCTCCACTTGGGATGCCGGATCGTCACGGTGTCGCCAAGGTCGATGTTCTCGTCACCTTCCACCTTGATCCGCTGGAGGGTGTAGGCCAGAGGGATTTCGGCCTTGGCGTGTTGCTGGATGTAAGCCCCCGCTGCGGCTCGAAGCTGTTCCTGTGTCGGTTGGCTTTCAAAGCGGTCAGAGAAGTCAACGGGTCGGATTTTATAAAGCGGTGCGTTGATTGCCGCAATGTATGAGGCAATCCGCTCGTCCAACTGAACCAGGGGCCGGTCAGCGTTCCCGGCTTCGCCCCAATAGGGATAAATCCCGCTTTCCCAATCGTCCAGGACGGTTTCAATGTTCAGGTCAAGCAGGTTCCGTGCGTAAACGATCTGTGCTCCGTTGTCGCCGCCCAGCTCGTCCACCCATTCGATATTGAAGCCGTAGAAGTCAAACTCCCCGCCCCACTGGCCAACCAGATCATTCAGGAGAAACTCCCGTGCGCCTTTTGGCACCAGCAGATGACCGCCGCCGCTCTGGTTCGTTCGGCTGAAGATCCAGTCAGCGGAGAAGGGATCTGTCGCAAGGTTGGCGTGGGCCTGCTGGAAAGTCCACTGAGAACCGCCGTTCTGGCCGCCGTTGAGGAACGGCACAATCGGCAAATCGTTGTAGATGTAGGACTGATGCTCGCAGTAGACGTTCAGGCCGCCGCTGATTGACCGGGCGGGGTTCTTGATGATGAAGTACTGATAGCCTCCGTACTCGCTCACCATTGCCCTGACCGCTCTGCCAACCTGGATTTCAGATTCATTTTTCGACCCCGGCGGCATGGAGAAGGTTAGGGAATACTCCCCGTTGACCACACGGCGGACGGTGGCCTCCTGACAGTCAGGAAGCGGCGCAACCCGGTCACCGACAATGCCGTACTTGTCGGCCTCGTAGAGTTGTAAAATCTGCCCCATGCCGTCACCTCGTCCAGAATTGCGGGGCAACCACCACAGCGGCGTCGCTGTTGGTCTTCCTGATCGTCGTTGTTCCCCTGATTTCCGGTTTCCCGTTCACCGCAGTAATCAAGTTGTTTGCGCTGGGGCGTCCAGCCGTCAGCCTGATTGCGTTGGTGGTTTCACAGTCGAAAGCAATGTCCAGCGTGTTGGGGAAAGATGAAAATTGAATACTTCCGACAACGCTGGCATTACGGACGAAAGACAGGGTGAACGCCGCCCCGCATCCGGTCACGGTCAGGAGGGGGTGTGCCGGATAATTCGTCGGATTGACGATCTCCACGCTGTCTGTTCCGGCTGGGATTTCTTCGATGACCTCCGGGTAGATAAACCGCCTGGGGTCGCAAGAAAACCTGATGGGAATCTGGTAATTGTTTCCGGCCCCCAGCCGCTCGGGGACGAAATCGCCGGTGAAGTAAGCCCGGCGCTTGTAGTTCGGCTCGTAGCTGTCAGCCAGGGTGTCGTAGCGGTTGGCGTATGGCATCAGGTAGGAGCGAAGGTCGGCCAGTGCCGCCTCCACCTGTTCGGGGGTTCTGTTCCGCATGAAGAGCCCGACGATATACTCCCGGATTTCGTTTGGATAGTTCACGTCGGCATCCTCCGGGAGGTATTCACCGATGCGGCCAGGAATGTTGTAGGCCTCCACGTTCTGGGCGGCGGCGTTGTAGACGTTAGGCGCTCCCACTTTCAGTCTCACGCCGTCCACGAGAAAATCTTCGGTGTTGAAATCACCAAATGAAAAATATCCGCCCATCATCTCACCTCGCTCTTTGCGCTCTCTGGAGCTGTCGGGTCAACTGCACCGCCACCCGCTGGGCCAGCACGTCTTCATTCACGGCCCCGGCTCCGTCCACACGGACGGTGATCCCGCCCATGTTGGTGGTGGAATAGCTGTTCGTGGTGCCGCCGCCGCTGAGGAGCGCCGTACCGCCGGAGTAAGAACCGACAGACGGTGCCAAACCGGAAGCGCCCCCGATCAGGGTGTCAGCCACGGAGCTGGAAGCGGTGCCCACAGCGCCTTCGCCACTTTCCATGCCGATGATCAGTCCTTCGTCCCACATTTCGCCGATATAGCGGGCCTTCCGGGATGGGGACTTGACCTCCAGCGTGCGCCGGGCGTTCTGATCGACCACCTTCGCCACCTTTGCGGAAGCCTGGGCCAAGCGCTTGTGATCGTTTGGGTTTTCCAACCCGGCAATCAGACCGTTGATGAAGTACCCGGCCACCACCTTGCCGTCAAGGATCTGCTTTGCCTCGGCCACATAGTCTTCCATTTCCTTCAACCCGGCCTCGGAGAATCCGGCCAGCCCGGCCTTCAGATTTCGCTTGTACTCGGCAATGGTCAGCTCTGCATCCTTGATCCGGTCTTTCAGGTCTTGCTTCTCCTGATCGTTCAGCTTCTTCTTTTCCTTGTAGTAGTCAAGGGTGACGGCAAACTCATTTGTGAGAATCCGAACGACTTCTTTATAGTTCCCATTAGCAGCTGCGACCTGCGCCCTCTCCCATTTGTCCACATCGGCATAATAGCTTTGTGCCTCGGCTTGGGCGTTGGAATATTCATCGGACAAAAGGGAATATGCCTCTTTTGCGTCGTTGACCGCTCCAACGTACTTGTCCAGGAACCGGAGGCGCTTGTCTTCGTCCTCCGGGTCTGTCCATTTGCTGTTGGCGTATTCCAGGGCTTTGCCATAGTCCCGTTGCGCTCTTTCGAGGTTTCTGTATGCGGCATCTACCTCAGGAGCCAGCTTTGCAGCATTTTCGAGGGCTTCTTTCTGCTTCGCCTGGGCTTCCGCAAAAGCGTCAGCGCCAGCCGCCATCAGGGCTTCGGCCTCCCGCTTTTTGATCAGGTTGTCGATTTCCTTTTGCTGGTCTTTGTAGCCTTGCAGAATGCCGTTTTCAAGCTCCATTTGGGTGCCAAGGGCATCTTTAAGCTGGGAATTGATGTAATTGACCCGCTCCTCGTCAGCTTCCTTGACGTTTCCATTCTCGTCCACAAGGGTTTGCAGTTCGGCCCACAGCCCCTCGATTCGCTCGGTTTCGGCCACAATGTCCTTGGCCTGGGTCTTGAAGCCCTCAACCATTTCCTGGTGCGCCGCTTTGGAATCGTCCACCGCCTGGACAAGCGCCAGCTGATCGTCGGTCAGGTATTTCAAGCGCTCGTCGCCAAGGCTGAACACATTGAACAGGTCAGGCAGTACCCTGGAGGCCAGATCCACAGCGCCGTCGATGATGCCGGAGATCCCTTCGGCCATTACGTCAAGGCCACGCCGGACACGGGGATTGTCAAGGGTTTCGTTGATCTTGGAATAGGCCCGCTCCATCGAAGGGGCCAGCTTGACCGCAAAGCGATTGGACAGGGCTTCGGTCTTCTTGTCCAGCCTGTCCATTGCGTCCTGCTGTTTGCCAAGGGCGGACAGAGCGGAACCGCTCAGCACGTAACCGGCCTTCCGGGCCTCCTCCCGCATATCGGCCACAGCGTCGGCCCCGGCGGTAATCAGCGGATTCAGCTCAGTGGCGGACTTGCCCATCAGCTCCATTGCCAGAGCGTCCCGCTTGGTTTCGTCCTCCATGTCGCCCAGGGCGGTCAGCATATCCATGAACACGTCTTCCGCTCTGCGGAAGTTGCCGTTCTCGTCCATGATGGAAACGCCAAGCTCCTGATATGCCGCCGCCGTGGAGCCAAGCTCGATGCTTGCTTCCTTGGCGGCTCGTTTCGTTGCGTCAGTCTCCTCTGCGGCCTTGGCCATCTTCTCGCCGTAGGCCTCGTTCTGGTCTGCGGCGGTTGACATGGTTTTCTTTAATTTGGTAATGGCCCCGGTCAAGGTGTCCACCGACACGTCGGCGATCCCGTCCATGTAGGCAAACTCCTGAAGGGTGTCCACAGCCACGCCGGAGGTGGTGGCCAGGGTCAGGAAGTTGTCAGCATACGCAGCCCCGGCCTTGGAGGCCTCCAGGGTCTTTTCGGCAATGCCGGAAACCGCATCCTTGATAAACGTCAGGCCGCTCTTGACCGCATCGGCCAGCAGACTGCCCTTCATAACGTCAGCCCAGCCGATGGTCGCTTGCTGGGCATCCTCGAAGCTCTCGGCGGTGTCCTCCACCTTCTCGTCGGTGTCAGACAGCTCATGCTCCATTTTGGCAAGCTGGGCGGTAGCTTCATGAACCGCCTGTTGCCATTTCATGGTTTTTACGTCCGCTTCGCCGTACTTGTCAGCGGAGGCTTTCAGCCCTTCTTCCAGCTTTTTCAGCTTGTCCCGCTGGGTAAGGATTTGCCGGTTCAGCACGTCCTTTTGGGCGGCTGATTTCTTTTCGGCATCGGTTTCATTTTCCATCTGAGCGGCGACAGCCTTTGCCTCGCTGCCCAGCGTTTTCAGGGCCTGATTGATTTGATTTAGCTCGTCTCGGAATTTCTTTTCGCCGTCAATTCCGATTCTCGGGCCAATGTCAACGGCCATTCAATCACGCCTTTCTATAAAGATTTCCACAGCCTAAAACAGGCCGGGGATAAAGTTTTCAAGTTCCATGGTTTCGGGGTCAAATTCACGGTTATCCACGAAATGTGCCCCCTCTTTTTTGACTTGGTAAATTGCGCTCAGCAGCCGGGCCTCCCCGGTGGGAATCCGTAAGGCCTCCTCCCGGCTCAGCCCTGACTGCATTGCATACCACAAAAGCCACACGGCACCCGTCGGCCCCGTGCGGCTCATGCGTTTTTTCCGCTGCCCTCCGCCGTGAAGTCGGTCTTGTCATCCTCGTTGATTGCCTCCACAATCTCCTTTCGGAGCGCAACGATCTGCTTGAAGGTCAGACCGTCCAGGAGGCTTTCCCGGTCAGGGAGGTCAGGCACCTTTGCGCCGTCTTCCTGTTCCACGTAGGTTTTCCCGGCTTTCAGCATTTCGGTCAGGGTGTCCAGCACCCGCTCAATGGTTTCGCCTTCGTTCTCAGCGCCGAACAGCGCCTTATTCACAGAGCCGTACTTCTTGCCGATGTTGATTGCGGCCCTGACCGAATAGACGATCGGAAATGCGGAATTGTTAATAATTACGGTTCTCATGTGTTGCTCCTCCCTTTGTCAGCTTAGGCCGCCACGCCGCCGGTCTTGGCGTTCACGTAGGCAATGGCCTGGGCCTCGGTGCTGAAGGTCGCCTTCATCTTCCAGGCGTGATAGGCGGTATCGTCCTTCATGATCCGGGCGCTCAGCGTGGGGGTCTGCCAGGAAATGGACTGGCCCTGAGTTTCGGCGGCATCCTCGGGAATGTTGAACATGATTTTGGGGAGGACAACGCCGGTGAAGACGTAGGCACCGGCCCGCTTGTGCTTGATGACGGCACCGAAGCCCAGATAGGGGGTGATCTGCCGGTCATCGAAGATGATCTCCTCCACGCCCTCGTCGGTCACGCCGGAAATGGAGGACAGGGAAGCGGAGGCCAGGCCGAGGATCAGTTTGGAGGCCTCGTTGGTCAGGTCATTGGTCTCGATTTCCAGGCTGCCGCCGCCGAAGGCGTTGTCGGTTTCGTCGATGGTGTTGTCGGCGTAGAAGTCATTTTCGGAGCCGCTATCCAGGGTGATAGACAGCCGCACCAGCTTGGCAATGATAGCGGGGTTGGTGTAGGTGACGGTCGTGCCAGCGTTGGCGTACTTCGCAACCTTCACATAAGAACAGCCGATAATAGCCATTTGCAAATTCTCCTTTACTCGGTATTTGTTCAGGTTTATTTCTGCCCTGTTCGGGCTTGCAGTTCAGCGTCAAGCCGCTCCTGAATTGCGGCCACCGCTTCTTTCCGGACTTTCTTTGCGGCCCTGTCCACAAAGCGGTCAGGGGCGATCCAGGAAGTCCCGCGAATGATTGAACGGGCTACCAGCGCATTGGGGTGGCCCTTTGGGTAGTTTTTGGTTTTATAGGAGTTGTAGCCCTCGAAGCCGATCTTAGTCAGCGTCTTGCCGTTTTCAGTCCAGAAGTGGGCAATGCCAAGGCCTTCTTGCAGACCCTTGATCTCCGCATCGGTCACATGCCGGTGGCTGTCTGCCAGGCCGTCAATCTCAGTCCGCACAGCGTCCGCTAAAACACGTGCGCCCTCATAGAGGGAAACGTTCACGACCTTCGGGAAATCTCTGCCAAGGCCTTCCATTTGCTTCATGTAGGCCTCCAGGCCCTTGAAGGTAATGGTCGCCAATCAGACCACCGTCCAATCCCAGGAATGGTGAAAATAGCCGGTATTCTCCTCGTAGGTGCATCCGGTCTTCTGCCAGATGATCCCGGCGGCATCGAATTCCCGGCCCACCGCCCTGGCCCACGGGTCGAAGGGGGTCTTGGTGAACAAATCACAATAGCCGGAAACCGCCTCCTCGGCGTGAACGTTGTCGGCGTTCAGATCCCGATGATCGTCGTCCTGCCATACCAGATAGCGGTCGGATTTCAGCCGCCGGGCGTAGGTCACAGCCCCGGGGCAGGCCTTGTTGAGGGCGGCGACCAGCAGTTCAGCCCATGCCGGTTTGCTCATTTGGCCACCTCCTCTTCCTGATCGGAAACGCTGTCAAAGGTGGAGCCGTTTTGAACGGTCAGGGGGGCCAGGGTCAGGTCAAGGCAAGGGGGATACACGTCAAACACCCGCTGCACCAGGTCGATGCGGTAGGTAATGCCAACATCGGGAACCACCGTGCAAAGGTCGTTGGTGCTGATGGAAACCGGCGGGGCCTGCACCCGGATCACCCGCTCCACCTGCACGTGGTTCTGCTTCGCCTCATAGAAGCGTTTCAGACCCAGCCGCCGCTCCTGAAATGGCAGCTTCACCTTGACCGTCTTGGCCTCTTCCTGGAAGAACCCGTCGGGGCTGTCCGGGGCAGTCTGGAAGACGGTGACCATGCCGTCGTTGAATTGCTGGGAAACGTCGTAGCTGTCAGGCCTCGGCCTGTGCGGCGCTTTGTGCGGCATTCTGATTCACCATCCTCTCATGCCCCATCGCCAGGATCATGGAGCGGTAGTTGTTCTCGAACACGTCCAGCGCTCCGTCCCGTGCATATCGGACATACTCAAACAGGAGGGAGCGGGGCAGACCGCTGACGGTATAATCAGCGGCCTCCCCGTTCTTCTGGTTGAGATATGCGGCCCCGGCCTCGATCAGCATAGTCAGCCGATTGTCGGTGAAATTGTCGCTCCACGTTACGCCAAGGAAAACTTTGACATCTTCCAGCAGAGCGAACAGGGTTGCCGCATCCATAGGGCCACCCCTTAGGACTTGGTGACGGTGACGGTGTAGCTCTTGGTGGTGGTGCCGTCAGCGGCGGTGACCTTCACGATCAGGGTGTTGGAGCCTGCGGCCCACTGAGCGGCGGAGCCGTTGGGGATCTCGCTGCCGTTCAGCTTCACCTCGATCTCAGCGTCAGCGTCGGCGGGGATAGCGTTCACCACGTTGGAGGCGTTGGTAGTGGCGGCGGTGTAGGTGGTGGTGCCGGAAGCGAAGGCGGGGGACAGGGCCGCAGCGCCCAGCTTCAGGCTGGCCAGGTTGGCATCGGAGCCGGGAACCTCGGAGCTGGTCTGCACCATGTAGCGGATGGGCTGCACGCCGGACACATCCAGCAGAAGGAAGGCGTTTCCGTCCAGGGGGAAGCCGTTGGCGAAGGCCTTGATGAGGTACACACGCTGGTCTTCCAGGAAGCGGTAGTGGTCGCTGTACTCGATGTTGCCTTCGGGGTTCATACCGGCGGCGGCAAAGTAGCGGTAGCCCAGACCGAAGACGGCCTTGCCGCGCTCCAGGGCGCTGACGGGGATGATCCGCACGTTGTAGGGCAGAGCGGAACGGTAGGAGCCGTCGGGGGCCATCAGCATGGTGGCGGGGAGGATCTTGGTGTAGTAGTCGGTGACGTTGCACACCAGGATCAGGTCACGGATGTCCCGCTCCTTGCCGTTCTCGTCAGTGGCGATCAGGGAAATCAGGTTGCCCATGGTGGCCAGGTCGAAGTCCTGAACCGCCACGGCGGCCTTCCGGGGATAAGCGCCGCCCACGACGGACACGCCGGGGCCAACCTGACGGGTCATGCCGATGGGGGCGGTGTTGCCGTCGCCGTCCACCAGGCCCTCTTCCATGCCGTTGGCAATGGCCTCATACAGGGTTTCCCGGACGTAGCGCTCCAGCCAGGCGGGGCCGAAGGTGAAGCCCTGCTTGCAGACGGGAAGGAAAGCGGAAAGCTTCAGGAGGTTGGTTTCCACGACCTTGAAGCCGCCAGCCAGCTCCTCGACGATCTGGGCGCAAAGCTCGCCCCAGGCGGCGCTCTGCTTGCCGTTGGTGTTCACGATGACCTTGATGTTGGCACCGGCGGGAACAAAGTTGATAGCGGACAGGAGGGGGTGACGGGTGCGGAGGTCTTCAAAGACCCGCTCAATCTCGGTGGTGGGCATCACGCTGGACAGGTTGGAAATCGCCTGTTTTGCGTCCTTGGCCTTCATAGCCTGGGCCAGCTCGGTGAAGTACTTCTGCTCCTCGCTGGTCATGGGCTTCTCGCCCCGCTCAGACAGGGCAGCCCGGTCAGCCTCAGCCTGGAGGGCTTCCAGCTTGGCGCTCTGCTCGGCGGTCAGCTCGTCACGGGTGTTCTGCACCAGCTCATCGATCAGCTGAACAAACTTTTCGTTGTCATCAGCCTTGATCGCCTGGGACAGATCGTTGATGATCTCGTTGGTCTTCCGGTTGTCGGTAAGATGCTTCATTTTCTCATTCTCCTTTTTGGTAGATTTTTGAATTGTTTTTTTCAGTTTGCCATGCGGCAAAGAAAATCCCGCAGACTGGTCTTCTGACCGTCTACGGGGGCTTTCTTCTGTTCTTCGTGCTGTTCTGGGGCGTTCTCCCCTTCTTCGGCCTCGTGCGTTTCCTGGGCTTTCTGTTCTGTCAGGGGGGCATCATGGAGAAGCGCTTGCAGAATCACACCACGGGCGCTCTGTTGGGCTTCGCTGTTCTCAGCCCTGTCCGTGATCTCCGTTGCAATGCCAAGCTCCAGGGCCTCGGCGGGACGGAGCCAGGTTTCGGCCTTCTCCAGCTCCAGGGCCTTTTCCTTGGAAATGCCAACAGCGGCGAAGGCCTCCAGGCCAAGGTCGTTGATGATTTCCAGATCGTCGGCGGCTTTTCTCAGCTCGTCGGCGTTGCCCATAGCGTAAGTCCAGCCCTGATGAAGGAAGAAGGCGCTCATGGGATTCGCCACACGTTTGGAGGCCGCCAGGAATGGATAAATGGCAGCGGAGGCCACAAAGCCGTCGGCGTAGGCGTTCACCGTGCCTGGGAAGTCCTTCAGCACATTGTAAATGGCCCAGCCGGTGGAGATAGCGCCGCCGTAGCTGTCAATGTGAACATTCAGCTCGTTCACGCCTTTGGCGGTCAATGCCTGAATCTCCCGGCGAAAGCTGTCCGGGCTGGTTTCATCGTCAAACCATTGGGAGGCCACCAGGTCGCCGTAGATGTAGAGGTCAGCGGTGTTCCCAAGCTGGAGGATCTGAACAGGCTTGATCATTTTGCTCATTTGCTTTCACCTCCTTCCGGGTCTACGGTGCCGATGTTCAAAGTCATGAAATGCTTGTCAGCCCAATCTTCAGGAACCGGAGCGTCGCCGATCAGTTCCCGGATTTCGTTCACAGACTTCAAACCGGAGCCGATAATCTTTTCCACATTCGCCGCATTGGCGAAGATGTCAAAGTGCATGATTGCGGAGGTGTCCATTCTCAGCCGGTCACCGTTCAGGAATTGCTCCCTTGTGTAGCGCTTGCGGTTGACCTCCTGTTCGATCAGCCGGGCCAGCGGGTCAATCACGTCGGAAAGGAATTGCCGGTTTGCGTCGGTGGTGTCCTGTTGGTTGCCGCCGGTCAGGGCTTGTGGGATCAGGAGCGCCCGGCCTGTTTCCGTCCAGATTGCCTGGTACATTTCCCGCAGCTCCTTGGTGGACAGGTCGGAAGCCTTGCCGCCGCCGGAAACCTGTGTAAAGGTGTATCCGTCCATCTCAGGGAGGACGGAGGAAGTGGAGTTCAGGAACGGGGTCACCTGCTTGTCCATGACTTCTTGGAAACCTTGCCGCCATTCATCGTCTGCGTTGAAGATCTGGTCAACGTGAACCTTCCAATGTTGACCGGCATTGAATTGGAAGTTCTGCATTGCCGCCGACATCAGCTTCAGGAAGCTGTCGCCCATCTTCTCGATCAGGGGGGCCACGTTGTCATGGTTTGGCCGGATGTAAAGCACATCGTTTTCGTTCAGCCGTTCGATTTTCCGCTTTCCGATGTGAATGTCCCGATAAACATAGACCGGCTTTTCGTCATCCACCCAGAAGCGGTCAGCCACCACCACGCCCTGACCGTAAGGCTCCGAAACGATCAGCGCCTCGCCGTCCTTATAGGCCTTATAAATCAGCTTGTGCCAGAAAGCGGAGGCGTTCTGATTCTTGTTGGGGCTGACGTTCCACAAATACCATTCCGCACCCTTGACCGGCTGGCCCCTGACGAATTGCTTCATCTCGCATTTGCCGATTGCGTTTGCGATAAGGTTCAGGCAGCCTTTGAAGGCCAGCACCCGGAAATGGTATTCGGCGTACAGGTCACACAGCTCCTTGCATTCGCCGTCGATGGGAACCAGCGGAATGCTTTTTGCTTCGGTTTTCTGAAAAAGTCTCTTGAAAGAAAAAGCCACTCTTTCACCACCTTTCGAGTTACCGGATCACAAAAGTCGGAATGACCGGGGGCTTTTTGCCGCCCCCCGGCCCCAGCTCCGGCTCGATGGTCATAGAGGCCACCAGCGCCATGAAGGGGTCGGTCTTTCGTGATTTCGGTTCGATTTTCGCATAATAAAAATTGCCGGTGTCGCTCCCGGTTTTTCTGGAAGACGGCACCCGCTTTGTGTTGTTTGTGGCCCACCTCAGGGCGGCGTTGTCACCCCAGGCAAACCAGCCGTTTGTGAAAATGTGCTGGATCACGGTATCAGCTTGCATGATGTCTGAGGGCCGCACCAGCTTCACCTTGCTTTTGTCCTTGGCATCGAAGCCGGTCTTCAAAAGCTCGTCGCTGATTGCCGTCCATCGGAAGTGGTCTGCGGCCAGTTTCTTGATTTTGTACCGTCTGCCAGCTTGCCGGATGTACTCAGCGATCAGGGCGGGGTGAATGCTTGGCTCGTGAACCAGCGTTCCGATGCCCTGGTCAACCCAATCACGCCAGGGGGCCTTGATGCGGCCCAGCGTGGGGGATTCCTCGCAAATCCAAAAATGACTGATGTCGTACCGCATATCCCCGGAGCGAAAATGAAGATTCACCGCCGCCCAGTCATCCAGCTCGGAATAGTCGATCCCAACCACGCACGGTCTCCCGGTCAGGTCAGGAAGCGGCTGCTTGGTCTTCAGGATGTTTTCATAGTCGGTGACGGCCAACTCGCTGAAACCGGAACGGAGGCCCATCCGCTTTGTCAGGAAGTCGCCGTTCTGCGCCGGATTTTCCTTCCAGTCCCGGTATTCGTCTTCGATTTCTTGATAGAGGTGGGGCATATACTGGAGGGAAGGATTCGCCATGTACCAGTTTTCCGGGTCGTGAACCTGTTCCTTCTTCTCCAGACAGCAGATGAAGGGCAAAAAACCGTTGTCCGGTTCCCCCTCAAAGAGAATCCGGCGGGAACGTGCCAGGTAATCATCCAGGGGGCCGTCGTTTACAAAGCCGTTGGATGTGAAGATCCACACACGGGGCTGGGCCACCTTTCCCTGACCGGAAACAAACACCCGGATATTATCGTTGTTTTCGTAGGCGTGAACCTCGTTGAACACGACCATGCCGGAGCGCATTCCGTCCCGGTTTTTCGGATTGTTCGTCCGGCCTTTGATTTCGCCGCCGTTCACCCGGCCCCGCACCACCTCTTTGGTGTGGTAGAAGTGCCGGTTCAGCTTTGTGGAATGATCCGGGGCCTCCAGAACCGCAACAAGGTCTTTCAATGGTCTGGTGGCCTGTTCCTCATTGTTGGCGCAGATGTCCACATCGTAGGCCCGGACAGGGTTGAAGGGCGACACCAGGCACAAAGAGCCGAATCCGATCATGCCGTCTTTCCCGGCCCCCCGGCCCATCATGCCGAAGCCGGTCTTATAACGGGGGAGGCCGTCTTCCCGGTAGGTGCAAAGGGTCAGAGCGATAAAAAACTTTTCCCACGGGAACAGGGCATAAGGCAGAAACTTGGAAAGCCCCATGTAGCTTTGCAATTGCTTTGTGTCAACCACCAGGGCTTCTTCTGCGAAGGTTTTACGGATCAGCTTAGCCAGGGCCTTTTGTTCCTTACAGACCCGGTGCGGGCCATTCTCGACGATTTGGAGGTATTCTTCCACCTCGTCGGGGATCGGCGTTTTGTATGCCGTCCCGGTGCTGTTCGCTGGTTTGGTGTTCCGGTCAGAGGATGGGGTTGTCTTAGCTGAGGAGGTCATCCGCATCGACCTCACCCTTCCCCTTGCCTTGCTTTGCCGTTCCGACGGCCTGTTCCTTGAAGCCCAGATCCCGGAAAATCGCTTGCATCATGTTGGCGACCTGAACGGAGCGGGAAACCGCCACGTTATCCACCATCATTTTCCGCTTCTCGTCCCAGACCATCACACCACGTTCCCGGACATCAGCGTCCAGGCGCTCTTTGGTTTCCCAGAACCGGGCGTATTCCCTGGCCTTCCGCACAAACACAGGCTGAACCAGCCCACGCTCTTCCAGATCAGCCAGGAGCGACGCTTCCAGCACCAGAGCCTCCTCGTGGAGATCCCTGTCCTCTTCTGAGCCGTCAATGATAACAGTTCTTTCTTCGTCCATTTCGTTTCCCCTTTCTTGTCGGTTGTACTAATGGCAAAAGCCATATTCAATTGAGCGGGTTCCGGCTCCTGACCGCATAAAAAAACCGGATGCAAAGCACCCGGATGATGAAAAAGAACAAGGCCCCCGTTTGGAGGCCTCGTCTTTGGCAGGTTGGGCCGGTGGTAAGTCAGCCCGTTTTGGTTGGTCGGTCTGCATTCCGCAAACCTCCCGCTTTGGTTGGCAGTCTGCGCTGGTACTGCGCAGCCGGCCTGTGTCGGAAAGGAGCAACACATGAAAGAACCCTTTCGCCTGTCCCTGGCGATGATAACACTATAACACACTTTTTGGGCGTTTTGACGCACATTGAAAAAATTTTTTAACTTTTTTTCCGGTCAGGGCCGAAGATCCCCGTCAACCTCTCCCCAACCTCTGACCGTTTTCGTGTGCGTTTCGTGTGCGCCCGTGAAATGTCGGG